TTGACTTATCCTTTGCAAAGATAGAGCGTACTATTCTTGACGCTATCGCTGCATCAGATGATCGTGTAGTAATACACCAAGCATTACAACATCTAGTTGTAGGTGGTAATGCTCTTATCTTTATGGGTAAAGAAGGGCTGAAGTTATATCCTCTTAATCGCTACGTGATAGAACGAGATGGCAACGGCGACGTGATTGAAATTGTCACAAAAGAAAGAATCAATAAGGATCTGATTCCTAACTATGAAGATATAGCTCCAGACAAGATGAACTATAATCTAGTAGACGGAGATCCAGAAGAAGAAGAGTGTGATGTATACACTCATGTCAGACGAGACAACAACCGATTTGTATGGTATCAAGAGGTACACGGTAAACGTATACCGGGGTCACAAGGTAAGTCACCAGTAGATAGTACACCATGGTTACCACTACGATTTAATACAGTAGATGGAGAAGCATATGGTAGAGGTAGAGTCGGACAGTTTATCGGAGATCTTAAGTCTCTCGAAGCATTGTCACAGGCTATAGTAGAAGGTAGTGCAGCAGCCGCTAAGGTTGTATTTACTGTATCACCATCAGCTACTACCAAACCACAGACGCTAGCAGCAGCTGGCAACGGTGCTATTGTACAGGGTAGACCTGATGACATAGGTGTTATACAAGTAGGAAAGACAGCTGACTTCGCTACGGCGTTGCAGCACATGCAAACACTTGAGAAGCGATTGAACGAAGCGTTCCTAATCCTGTCAGTTCGGCAGTCAGAACGTACAACCGCAGAAGAGGTACGCATGACACAGATGGAACTAGAACAACAACTCGGCGGACTGTTTGGGTTGTTAACTATAGAGTTCCTCGTACCATATTTGAACCGAAAGCTTAGTGTGTTCCAGAAGACTGGAGATATACCACGTATACCTAAGGGTATGGTCAAGCCTATCATCGTGGCTGGTATAAATAGTCTAGGCAGAGGACAAGATGTACAAGCGTTGGGTGGTTTCTTACAGACCATAGCTAACACTATGGGTCCAGAAGCTATCACAACATACATAAACCCAGAAGAGGTAATCAAGAGACTTGCAGCTGCACAAGGTATAGATGTATTAAATCTTGTGAAGAGTATGCAAGAGGTACAAGAAGAGCAACAGCAAGCTGCCGCTGCACAAGCAGAGCAGGCTGCAATCGAAGGTACACCAGCTCTTATGAAAGCACCTTTAATGGACCCAACTAAGAACCCTCAGCTACTACAGCAACAAGGGGTTCCAGAACAACCACAACCACCACAATAATAAATGGCAGAAACATTAACTATGGAGTCTAATGTTGAGACAACAACAGTTGACAATCTCTCAGCAGAGGAACAAGACTCCTTAAAAGTTGGTGAGCAGATGCAAGAAGCTCAGGACAACCTACTAGCAGGCAAGTATAAGAATGCTGAAGAGCTAGAGAAAGGTTATCTTGAGCTACAACAAAAACTCAGCTCTAACCAACCAGCTGAAAAAGCAGAACCTGAGCAGACAGAAGAGTCTGCTGAACCTTCTATACTAGATCGTATCTGGGAAGAGTCTACTACTCAAGAAGAGTTTAGCCCTGAGCTGACTGAAGAGATAAGTAAGATGAGCTCTACTGAACTTGCTAACATGTACTTAGATTACAGACAAGCAAACGAAGGAGCAGAGCCAGCACGTGACTTTTCTCAAGAAGAGATACAACAACTACAAGGTGTAGTAGGCGGAAAAGAGAACTATACTAACATGATAGACTGGGCACAGAAATCTCTGAATGAACAAGAGGTTAACATGTTCGATGCTGTCATGGCTAAAGGAGATCCGCTAGCTGCATTCTTTGCAGTCAGATCTCTTGCCTACGCATACAATGATGCAGTAGGATACGATGGTAATGTAGTACAAGGTAAAGCACCTAGACAAAACACAGACCAGTTCCGTAGTCAACAAGAACTCATCACAGCTATGAGTGACCCACGATATGAAAATGATCCAGCATATCGTCAAGATGTAATGGACAAACTTACAAGATCACCAAACGTTAATTTCTAGGAGAAAAAAAAATGCCAATGGGAAAAGGTACTTACGGTAGTAAGAAAGGTAGACCACCAAAGAAGACAGCTGGTAAAGGCTTATCTAAGTTACCTGTATCAGTACAGAAAAAAATTCTTAAGAAGAAGAAATAACTATGGCTTACTCTGACATACAAGATAGGTTAGGTCAACAACAGATGGCTAACTCAGTCCTTCTCGCAGAAAAATATAGTCAGGGTAACCTCTTTCCTAAAGGGTCGGAAGGTAACCCTTACTCTAAAAATCCTAGAGCTGAAGGTGCTAGAAAAAAGAGAGCATATAAAAAAGCTCAGGAAGAAAAGAAGAAGTTACCTAGTGATGCTGACATACAAACAAAAGGTAACATGCAAGGTCAGCCTGCACCAGAAGAAGTATTCGGTGAAGACTATCAAGGCGGACCTACTTATCTAAATATTGGAAACAACCTAAACAGGTTGATGCAGATAGGTGGTGCAGTAGGTGGTGCATTAAGATTTCTTACTAATCCTTTAGGTAATCAAATGGCTATGACTTTTGAAGAAGCAGGGTTAAATGAAGGAGGTTTTGTAGGAACATCAAGAACCAATATTTTTGTTAACCCCGGAGGAGAAGCATACATTTTAGAACCTAATGGAAACTTTAAGTTTGATGGGTTGTATGCTCCTGAGATACATGGACCAGTATTCCCAAGAGCTCAGGCTAACGACGATATGAAGATAGCTAAACTACCTCACTCACCACCAACAGAAAAGATAGTATTACCTAACGGAAAGTTGATGGACTCTCCGTTAAGATTTAAGACAGACCAAGAACGTATTAGATTTATGGAAGACTTCTCTAGAGGATATGGTAGGTACTCATAATGGCTAGAAAAAAAGTAAGAAAAAGAAATGTCTCCCTTAGAATCGGCAAACACAAGAGCCGTAAGGGAGGTCTAACAGCAGCCGGTAGAAGGAAGTACAACGCAGCTACCGGCTCTAACCTCAAGGCTCCACAGCCCGGAGGAGGTCCACGCAAACGTTCTTTTTGTGCCCGCTTTAGAGGTATGAAAGGTCCTATGAGAAAGAACGGCAAGCCTACACGTAAGGCACTTGCTATGCGAAGATGGAAATGCTAATGGCATACAAAAAGAAAACCAAAAAGAGCAGCAAGTGTGGCTGCAAACACGGAGGCAAAAAACGCTAATGGCTAAGAGAGGCTTGTACGCAAATATACACGCTAAGAGAAAGAGAATCGCTGCTGGCTCTGGCGAAAAGATGAGAAAACCCGGATCAAAGGGTGCTCCAACAGCAGCAAACTTTAGACGATCTGCAAAGACCGCTAAACCTTATAAAAAGAAAAAATGATTACTACCGATACTGACGGTATAGAAAACATCTACCCAAACGAACCACCCATTCAACTATTACCACAACGAAAACTAATGTCACCAGAAGCAGAAAGATTTAATGGCTGGGCAGCAATGCTTGGCTTCGTAGCAGCTGTAGGAGCCTACGCAACAACCGGACAAATTATACCCGGTGTATTCTAATGGCAGCTATCTCAGTAACAAGAGAAAGCCAAGCCAGCAACTGGCAGAGATTTTGTGAGTGGGTTACAAGCACAAACAACAGACTATACGTAGGTTGGTTCGGTGTCTTGATGATCCCTTGCTTACTCACTGCAACAACTTGTTTTATACTCGCCTTCATCGCAGCACCGCCTGTAGACATAGACGGCATACGTGAGCCTGTTTCTGGCTCGTTATTATACGGAAACAATATTATATCAGGAGCAGTCGTCCCCTCCTCTAACGCAATCGGACTACATTTTTATCCTATATGGGAAGCTGGCACACTGGACGAGTGGCTATATAACGGCGGACCATATCAACTCGTTGTCTTTCACTTCTTAATCGGAGTAGCAGCATATGCTGGTAGACAATGGGAACTATCATACAGACTTGGCATGAGACCATGGATCTTTGTTGCATACACTGCACCTCTATCCGCAGCTCTTGCAGTCTTTCTTGTCTACCCATTCGGTCAGGGTTCATTCTCTGACGGCATGCCCTTAGGTATCAGTGGAACATTCAACTTCATGTTTGTCTTCCAAGCGGAACACAACATCCTTATGCACCCCTTTCATATGCTCGGAGTTGCGGGCGTGTTTGGTGGTTCTTTGTTTAGTGCTATGCACGGAAGCCTTGTTACTTCCTCAATCCTTCGGGAGACCACGGAAGAGGTTTCACAGAACTATGGTTACAAGTTTGGTCAAGACGAGGAAACTTATAATATAGTAGCCGCACATGGTTACTTTGGTAGACTCATTTTCCAATATGCCTCTTTTAATAATTCTCGTAGCTTACATTTCTTTTTGGCTACTTGGCCCGTGGTTGGCATATGGCTCACCTCGATGGGCATTTGCACCATGGCTTTCAACCTTAATGGTTTTAACTTTAACCAGTCCGTCGTTGACGCTAACGGCAAGATCGTTCCAACATGGGCTGATGTATTAAACAGAGCTAACTTAGGCTTTGAAGTAATGCACGAGCGTAATGCTCACAACTTCCCACTCGACTTAGCATCAGCTGAGTCTACAAACGTAGCACTAACTGCACCACAAATAGGCTAACTCCTACGTCCGTTCATCGCTAATTATCAAAGAAATGCGACGCATGTAATCAAGTCATGGAACGGGGGCTTGGTATCGGAGGGAGCTATGACAGTAACTTACGTTTACCGTGGTGTTACATATACTAAAATCATCAAGTAATGGCACATCAAAGCTCGGTTATGAGAGCATCAGTCACAAGGTTTGAACCTGAGACTTTCCCTGCTCCAGAACCAGAAAACAAAACTGAAGAGAAGAAAGAGGATGCTCAACTAGAGACACCTTCTTACTGATCTAAGCAGAGGAGCACCTCAGAGTCGGACTCCTCTGCCGTTGGCATTTGCCCGGTACGCCGGATACCTCATGCCGTCTAGACGGTGGGATAGACCACAAAAAATCTCGAGAAAAAATTAGTACTAAGCAATATCAATCTTTACTAATCCATATCAATGGCTCAACAGAATAGCACATTGACCACGGCTCTAACACGCCCCGGTCAGAAGAATAGTACAGGCGACGCCCGTGCTATGTATTTAAAGCTGTTCAGTGGAGAGATGTTCAAAGGCTTCCAGCACAACGCTATAGCTAGAGATCTCGTAATGAAGAGAACACTTACAAACGGTAAGTCACTTCAGTTCGTTTACACTGGACACACAAAAGCCGAGTATCATACACCCGGCAACAGCATACTAGGTAACACAGATGGTGCACCTCCAGTAGCTGAAAAAACTATTACAATCGACGACCTATTAATCAGTTCAGCGTTTGTATATGAGCTAGATGAAACACTAGCACACTACGAATTGAGAGGAGAAATTTCCAAGAAGATTGGATACGCTCTTGCTCAGAAGTACGACAGACTTATCTTCCGTCAAATTGCGAAAGGTGCACGTCAAGCTTCACCAATCACAAAGTCCGGCTTCGTAGAGCCCGGCGGAACACAGATCAGAGTTGGTACAAACAACCAAGCATCTGACGCATACGTTCCAGCTTCACTAATCGCAGCCTTCTATGATGCAGCTGCTGCTCTTGACGAGAAAGGTGTAAGCTCTGAAGGACGTGTTGCTGTTCTTAACCCAAGACAGTACTACGAACTTATACAAGGTGTAGGTTCTAACGGTCTTATCAACAGAGACGAGCAAGGTGGTGCTCTTCAGTCTGGACAAGGTATCATTGAAATTGCAGGCATCAAGATCTACAAGTCAATGAACATTCCATTCTTTGGATCATACGGTACTAAGTACGGCTCTGCATCTGCAACTAACCCCGGTGTAACAAGCCCCGGAAACGTAGGTTCATTTGTAGGTGAAACAGCAGAAGACGCTAGAGCTTCTGTAACCGGTATCAACGGTAACTATGGTAACTCATCTGACTTCGCTAACAGCTGCGGACTAATCTTCCAGAAGGAAGCCGCTGGTGTTGTAGAAGCTATTGGACCACAGATCCAAGTAACTTCTGGTGATGTATCAGTTGTGTATCAAGGTGATGTTATACTTGGTAGACTAGCTATGGGTGCAGACTTCCTAAACCCTGCTGCTTGTGTTGAACTTATCGCTGGAGCTGCTGTAGGATCTACAGGTAACGCTGCATTCGGTACAACATACCCAGCTAACGCTTAATTTTTATTTTATATACGGGAGCTTCGGCTCCCCTTTTTTATTATGCCTTTTCCAACCACAAATGCAACCCAAGAGTTGCCAGCTATAAATCAAATACTTACATCCTGTGGTCAGGCTCCTGTAACTACACTAGACCAAACCAACCCGGAAGTTGCGATTGCCTATGCTACCCTGTTACAGGTGTCACGAGAGGTACAATCTGAAGGATGGACTTTTAACAAGGAGTATCACTACGAATTTAATAAAGATAATAACAACGAAATACTTATTCCTAATAACGTAATACAGATTAAGTTATCTGAGAATGCACAGAACATGACTTACGATGCTGTACGTAGACAAGGTAAGTTATACGACAGACAAAATCACAGATACACATGGGAGTACAGTCCTATCGAATGTGATGTTACATGGGAATTTGACTGGGTAGATTTACCAGAACCCATACAAAATTATATAACAGCCAGAGCAGCTACCCTAGTATCTGGTAGAATAGTAGGAGACGACGACCAGTACACAAGACTCAGAGCACAAGAACAAGAGATGAGAGTTCTAGCTAACGAGTACGAAACACAGCAAGGTCAGTTTACAATGTTTGGACATCCACAAGGATCACAAAACTACTATCAAAGCTATCAACCATTTCATGCTTTACAACGATAATGCCAGCAGTAACTCAACGAGTTGACAACTATCTTGGTGGAGTATCTAGACAATCTGATGACAAGAAACTTCCCGGTCAAGTCGAGGAGTGCATCAATGGCTACCCTGATCCAACCTTCGGTCTTACTAAAAGACCGGGGTTTCAGTGGATAGCAAATCTAGCTACAGGCACTACATACGACAACTCAAAGTGGTTCTTTATACCAAAAGATGACACAGAAAAATACATAGGGTGTATTACACCAGTCCCCTCAGGACAGTCTCAGGGAGCGATTGCAATATGGAATGCCATAACAGGTGCTGCATGTACTATTACGTACGGTACAGGGGCACAGGCATACCTTACAGGAGCACGTACAGATTATCATGTTCTAACTAGGCAAGCAAAATCTTACATAACTAACAAAACTGTTACAGTTGCTAAGAATGCTGACCCTACATTTAATGCAAACAGACAAGGTACTATTAGATTAGTTGGAGTATCATCAAGTACTACATATAATATAAGTGTAGCTGGACAAGCTATATCTGCATATACATCAGGCAGTTCATCGACATACGATGATGTATTGACTGAACTTAGAACTAGAATTAACGGATTAAATATATCTAACTTAACAGTAACTAAACTAAAAGACTCTTTACACCTAGCACGTACAGGTGCAGACTTTACTTTAACAGGTTCAGCTGGAATCTATGGTACACAGCTTGAAGTCTTCCAAGACAGTGTAGCTACACTAGCACAGTTACCTACAGAGTCAGTACATAATCATACTGTTAAAATTATAAACAGTGGTGCATTAACTAAAAGTTACTTCTTAAAATATGTAGCAAATAACGGTACATCAGGTCCCGGATATTATGCAGAAGGATTAGGTCACGGAATGTCTAATGGTTTAGATGCTTCCACTATGACTCACGAACTATCTAACACAGGTACAAACGCATTTACATTTGCACAAGTACCTTGGACTGCTAGAACTGTAGGTGATGATGATACTAACGATCATCCATCATTTGTAGGTGGTAAGTTAGAACAGGCATTCTTTCACAACAACAGATTAGGATTCTTGTCTGGTGATAATGTATCTATGAGCCAAGCTGCTCAATTCTTTAACATGTATCACACGTCAGCTCAGACAATTACAGATGCTGACCCTATTGATTTAAAAGCTACGTCAACTAAGCCGGTTGCACTTCATAGTGTATTACCGTCTACTCAAGGTCTTGTACTATTTAGTGCTAACCAACAGTTTCTGATGGGATCTAATGATGGTATACTTACACCATCTAAGACAGTTATCAGAGCGATAGCAAACTACGAGATGGATACAGTTATTGACCCTGTTGATACTGGTACTACAATTAACTTTATTAGTAAGACACCAAGTTATACACGTGTCTTTGCGATGGTTACACGTGGAGAAAACGAAAACCCACAGGTAGCTGACATTGGTAGAGTTGTAAATGAGTGGGTTCCAGCTACTGTAGATACAATGATAGCTAGTGCACAGAACCAGTTTATTGCATTCTCAGATCAGTCAAGTAGATACATATATTTTTTTAGATCATATACAGAAGGTAAAGAAATACAACTACAGACATGGTTTAACTGGCTTGCACCCGGTAATGTACAAACAATAGCTACAGATTCTGATGAATTTTTTGCTGTAACAAAGCAGGGAACTCAGCTAACTTTAAGTAAAGCAAGTCTAAGTCAGAGTCCTGACGACGCTATTATTGTTAACAATGATGGGCAAAGACTAAACCCATGTATCGACTTGTATGCTACAGCTAGTTCTGTTACATTTGACACAACTGGTGAGTTTAGTAAATGTTTTATACCTTATACCGATGCAACATATCTTACACCTGTTATTATAATTAAGGGTACTACAGCCACAGGTCAGTTTATTGAATCTGGATTTACTATATCTCCGGAGCGTGTAGTTGAGAGTGGTAACACATATTTTAAAGTACCATTTAAAAACTTGACAAGTGTAGCAAGTGATGTTATAGTAGGATATAAATATGACTTTGATGTAACACTACCTAAAACTTACTACAAGGTAGATGATGCAATGAAGCAAAGTGACTTTACTGCTAACCTTACAATAGCTCGTATGAAGTTTGCTGTAGGTCTGTCAGGAGTTATGGGCTTTAAGCTAAAATCTAAAGGTATACGTCAAGGTAAACGTGAGTACATAGGTGATGGTAGTACTACAGTTTACAACTGGGTAGATGAAGATTTAAGTTATGTAGATGATGACCAGATTAAAGTCAAACTAAACAACGTGGTAACTACAGCCTTTACCATAGATACTACAAGTGGTATTATACCTAAAATTACATTTAACTCACCACCTGATGCTGGTGTTAAAATACTTATATATCTTGATGAATGGTATAACTTACAACCAGTTGTATTGGCTGACCAGTATTTAGCTAATGATATACCTATATCAGATCAGACAGTATTTTCATTACCTATACATCAGAAAACAGAAAACTTCACACTACGATTATTTAACGATTCACCATTCCCTGTCTCTTTAAACTCTATGATGTGGGAAGGATTATACTCACCTAGATTTTACAGGAGGACATAATGCCGTTTGGAATTATAGCTCCCATAGTTGGAGCAGCCGTTGGTATATACGGAGCTAACAAGCAAGCTAATGCAGCTAGGTCTGCACAGACTGAGCGTAATAATGCTACAGCAGCTCAACACGAATACAACAAAGAAAGATGGGCGATGGACAAGCAGAAGATGCTTGCTGATCGTGAATATAAAGTCAAAGAAATAGAAGAAAGAGCTAGGCAAGAAGGACAACTTGCAGGGTTTAAAGATGCCGCAAATGCGAGGCAATACAATTATCAGCTACAGATACGTAACAAACAGCAAGATACGAATGAACGTATGTATGCTAAGTCTAACGCCATATTTCAAAGTCAGTTAGGTCTAAATGCTTTGCAAGAAAGATCAGCTAGAATGGATGAGCGTCAGCAGTTACAAGAAATCCAAGCTGAAAAACGATACGAAAAAAACACAGCCTATCTCGATGGTATTATAGCCGAAGGCGAAATACGAGCAAGAGGGCAGATGGGTAGATCAGTACAAAAAGCTAGAAGTGTACAGACACTAAAAACAGCAACAGCTTTAACACTACTAGATCTCTCATTACAAAATGCTACAACCGCATCTGAAAGTGCAATACGTAACATTAAACAAGATAGAACAGTAGCTGACTTAAATGCTTATGCAACTAAGATGCTAGATCCGGGTATATTACCTATGCCTGTAGAACCATTACCAACACCACAGGCAACCTTTATGTACCCAAGAGTATATGAAGATTATGACTTTGGTCCTGAGCCAGTACCCGGAGCTATGATATCTCCGTCATCTGCATCAGCAGCAGTATGGGGTTCAAGTATATCTAGTCTTGCAGGCATGGCATCACAAATAGTTGGTAAATCTATACCCGGAATACTTAATGCATAATGGTAAGAAGAACAGAAAAACCACAACGCTACGGCAAGGGTGGTAGGTTCGGGGGTACACAAATATCGAGAGCTGGCATAAGTGCTATAGCAGAGCAATCGAAAACTACAACCGACGCATTGAAAGAACAGGCTCGTCAACAGAAAGAGATTGACCAGACTACAATAGCAGGCATGGATAGGCGTAACAAGCTTATGCAAAAAAATGCCGAAGAAATATATAAGTTAGAAACTGATGCACCTTATAAAGCACGTATGAATGCTTTGAAGACAAATGCAGAAGTTCAGATTAAATCTTATAAAGATCAAGCAGCAGAGTATGATAGATTAGCTGGAGTGTGGGGCAAACTTAGCCCTACACTAGCTAAGAACTTTCAATCCTTAGCACAAAACACAGAAGATTATATAGCAACAACTAGAGCTATAGATGAGTTTAACACTTTAGCGTCTGATGGCACACTTGATAAAATTAAATATACTTATAATAGAGTTGGACAAAGTAGTGCACTTGATGATGCTGCAAACCAACAAAGTAAGTTAGTCGAGCAAGCACTAGGTGGAGACTTAGAAGCTGAACAAGAGTTTGACTACATGGGACAAGTTTTGAAGACTCGTAACCCGGTTCTTCAAAAACTATTTTTTAATGATATCAAAACTAACTTTGACAGTATAGAGCAAGACATGCTTGCGTCTGTCGAAGGTGACATTGATAAGTTTACAGCGACTCGACTATACCAGACTAGAGCTTTACAAATACTAAATAGACTAGGTATCAATCCTAAGTCTGAAACTGGTTTTAAAGTACAAGAGTTATTTAGACAGAAAGGACTTGTAAAAGAGTCACAGCTATCTCTTGAGCAACAGTTTATGGATCGCAC